CACCCACAAATGCTATTGCAAATTCAGGCTCTGGTGGAGGCGGTTCAAGCAATACAGTAGGTGGTGGCGCTGGTGGTTCTGGCATCGTAATCATTCGCTACCCTGCTAACTGCGCGGCTCCCACTTCTACAACAGGCAACCCTCAGATAAACTACGCAGATGGATACCAAATTTACACTTGGACATCTAACGGAACTGTAACTTTCTAAAGGAAAAACAATGGCACATTTTGCTAAAGTCATCAACGGCATCGTCACAGAAGTTAATGTGGTCGATTGGGAAACGCTGAACCAAGAAGGTCATCCTTGGGGTGATCCATCATTGTGGATTCAGACCAGCTACAACACACAAGGCGGTCAGCATCCTGAAGGCCGTCCACTGCGTAAGAACTACGCTGGTATCGGTTACACATACGACTCAGTGCGTGATGCTTTCATTCCTCCCAAGCCATTTCCAAGCTGGGTGCTGAACGAAGACACTTGCCTGTGGGGTTCTCCTGTGCCTATGCCAACAACTGGTATGCACCGCTGGGACGAAGCTACAACATCATGGGTTGAAGTAACTCAAGGAGCCTGACATGGGGCAACTCTCAGGGATGTGGACACTCTCGCAGGTGTCTCAAGCTGTAAAAGACAATAACTGGACTGGCATCCCTGCCCAGAATGTGGAGTATTTGGTCGTGGCTGGAGGAGGAGGAGGGGGCTCAGAAGCTGGTGCAGGAGCAGGAGGCCTTCTTGCAGGATTTACAGGTGTAACTTCTGGCTCTCAACTTTGGATAACCGTTGGTGGAGGAGGAGCAGGTGGTGCCAGTGGTGCAAACGGTTCTAATTCGGTTTTATTAGCTACTTCTTCAGGGGCGACAACAGGTAATATTGTTGCTTCAGGTGGAGGTGGTACTACAAACAATAGCGTTGGTGTAGCTGGTGGTAGTGGGGGCGGAGGAGCAACATCTACATCACCAGCTGGAGGAGGAGGTGGTGGAATATCAGGACAAGGTAATGCTGGCGGAGGTGGTTCAAGTAACGCATTTAATGCCGCTGGAGGCGGGGGAGGCGCAGGAACTGTTGGTTTAGCATCTTCTACTGGTCCTGTTGGAGGTAATGGTGGCGCTGGTATTGCTTCTGCTATTTCAGGAACTGTAACAACCTATGCAGGAGGTGGTGGGGGATCTGGTTATACAGGTACGCAAGGTGCTGGCGGCGTAGGAGGGGGCGGTGCGGGTTCAAATAGTACTACTGCAGGTAGCGGGACGGCTAATACTGGAGGAGGCGGAGGGGGTTCTTGGTCTGGTACTAGAGGATCTGGCGGTAGCGGTATCGTAATCCTCCGCTATCCAGACTCATTCAGAGCCGCAACAAGCACAACAGGTTCACCAACGATTACTGTGGCTGGAGGCTTTAGGGTCTACCAATTCACAGCCAATGGATCAATCACGTTTTAATCATGGAAACAACTGAGACAAAACTAGCCGTACACGAAGCCATCTGTACAGAGCGATACAACAGCATTGATCGTTCTTTGCGCGATGGGGACAGGCGCATGACAAAGATTGAGTACCTCTTGTATGGGGTGATTGTGTGTGTCCTTTTCGGGCCGGGCGTCGCAGGCGAGCTTCTCAAAAAGGTTTTGGGGCTATAGCATGTGGGATTGGGTGGAAGCTATCGTAGCCGCCGCCGCAATCTTCTGCTTTGTGATATTTTGCTCTTACGTGATTGCATGGGCTGGGATATGGTAAATGCGTTGGCTCATACTGTTACTGCTGTTGGGGCTAGTTGGAGCCGTAGCCAAGAATGGCTGTTACGTCCGCGAGTTCTATGGAATTGGCTACACGATCCACAACCCTATAGAGCGTCACACAGAGATGCTAGCGTGGTTAGAGCGCAATGCATCCCACTGCAAAACAGACGAATACGTGATGATCTGGAACAACCTACCCAATTGGGCAGGAACTTCAGACACTGCGCAAATTAGAAGCGCGGTCATCAAAGGTTATACAGATGCACTAGAGCGGGAGAAGAAGTGATGGAAAACACAAAAGACAAATTGACGTTTTACGTCACCTTTATGGTGAGCATAACTTTATGTATTTCTGTGCTGTCAATGGTGGCGGCATTTTTATTGGGTTTATGGGCTCGCGAGGTGGACAATGCCGAGCTGTTCAAGATGATTTCACCGGCATTTTCCACCCTGATCGGGGGGATGATCGGCTTCTTGTCAGGCATCAAACTTAACCAAAATGACGACAAGCCAAAGGAAAAATAATGGCGCAGTTTGAACCAGCTTTTGAGCTAATGATCAAGGACGAGGGTGGTTACGTCCTCCACGAAGTTGCAGGCGACACTGGCGGGTCAACCTATGCAGGTATTGCTAGAAACAAGAACCCACAGTGGGCTGGCTGGGCGCTGGTAGACAAGAAGGAGTTTGGCGGCTCCTTGACGCCCATGGTGCGTGAGTTCTACCGAACCGAGTTCTGGGACAAGATGCGCGGCAACGAGATTGCCAATCAAGACGTAGCCAACACCATCTTCAATTTTGGCGTCAATGCAGGTATGGGCATGGCTGTCAAACTGGCTCAGTTGGTAATTGGTGCTACCCCTGACGGTGGAATAGGCGCCAAAACCATCGAAAAACTTAACCAAGTCAATGACGGTCAACGGTTCAAAGAGTCTTACGCCTTGGCTAAGATTGCCCGTTATGTCGAGATATGCAACAAAAACCCTGTGCAGGTCAAGTTCCTCAAGGGTTGGATTAACCGCACACTGAAGGGTCTAGCATGAGTTTATTGGCTGTTGGATCAATCATTGAAGCCGTTGGCAAGGTTGCAGGCGACCTGATTACCACTGACAAAGAAAAGATGGAGATGGAGATCGAGCAACGAAAGCTTGATCTTGAGGAGAGGCGTATTGACCAAGCTACAGACCTAGCCCAGATCGAGGTTAACAAGATCGAAGCCTCGTCTAGTAGCGTGTTTGTCAGTGGCTGGCGTCCTGCCATCGGTTGGATCGGTGTGGCGGCTATGGGGTATCAGTTCCTGCTGTATCCACTGTTCCAGTGGTGTTGGAAGTACTTGCAGGCTATGGGCTGGGTTCCTGTTGGCATGGATCCTCCCCCAGTGCTAGAAGCTGACCAACTATGGGTCATCCTCTCAGGCATCTTGGGAATAGCTGGCATGAGAAGTTTTGAGAAGACTAAGGGCGTGGCAAGCAAGTAACCTTGTCACAAGTGAAAAGGCAGATTAAAATGCCTCAACGAATTTAAGAGGTGAACGCATGGCGACTGCAAGTGTTATGACCTATACCAGCTTGGTCGAAAACATCCAGTCTTATCTGGAGCGTACTGACACCGCCACGCTGGACAAGATCCCCCTGTTTATCATGCTCGCTGAGCAGGTTATAGCCTCTCAGATCAAGTTTTTGGGCAATCTAACGGTTAATACCAGCACCATGACAATTGGCGCTAACGTGATCGACAAGCCAGCTCGTTGGCACAAAACAGTGTCTATGAACATCACAGTATCTGGTGAGCGCCAGCCAGTCTTTAATCGTAGGTATGAGTACCTAAGAGAGTATTGGCCTGACCCCGCGGAAACGGAAGTCCCAAAGTTCTACTGCGACTACGACTACACCCATTGGCTGGTAGCTCCTACGCCTGCCGCGGCTTATGATTTTGAGGTTTTGTACTACGAGCGCGTTCAACCTTTGGACAGCTCCAACCAGACCAACTGGTTTACCATCTACGCCCCTCAAGCACTGCTGTACGGGTCACTCCTTCAAGCTATGCCGTTCCTCAAGAATGATGAACGAGTTCCTATGTGGCAAGGTCAGTACAAGCTGATCATGGACATTCTCATGGCTGAGGACAAGTTGCGTATTGCAGATCGCCAAGCGGTCGCCAATGACAGTTAAGGACTAACATGAGCTACAACTCACCATTCACAGGTAACGTCATTCAACCGACGGACGTTTCTTTTCGTTCAATTACGCTGAGCGCTAACACCCAGTTAGAGTGGCCTATCAACGGAAACGCCACCGACGACTTTGCCGCTCGCATCATGCAGGTTACGGCTACAACCACAAGTTTGAGCTTGTTCATGCCTCCTGCTAACCAAAGCTCGGTAGGTAACGACGCGCTGATCCGCAACGTCGGTGCTAACACGTTCACGGTCAAAGACTACGCAGGCACCAACACAATCATCTCTATTGCCGCTGGTGAGTCCAAGTACGTCTACATCACAGCCAACCCCACGACGACTGGGACATGGGGAAACATTGCTTTTGGCACAGGTACATCGTCTGCTGATGCCTCTACGTTGGCTGGTTACGGACTGGTCGCAAGTGGCTTAACTTTAAATCAAAGTCATCCAGCACAGACTCTTGTGACTGCTGGAACCTTTGCTGTGGCAGATAGAGCTCAAACCTCTGTGTGGACTGGTGGGGCTGGTACGTACAACCTCCCATCAGCTTCGACCATTGGAAACAATTGGTTCACGTTGTTTAAAAACAGTGGTACGGGCTCAATGGTGATATCAGCCTCTGACAACATTGATGGCTCAGCAACAAAAACCTTTGCGCCTAACGAGTCTGCTTTTATTGTCAGCACTGGTGTAACTTACCTGACCGTTGGTTACGGTGTCAGCAATCAATTCTTCTACACGTCTTTGGTTAAGGCTGTTGTGACGGGGTCGTACACTTTAACTTCAAGTGAAGCCACAAACACCATTCAAACCTACACAGGAACCTTGACTGGTAACGTGACGGTTGTTTACCCACCTGTGGTGAACTTGTACGTAATTAAAAACTCTGTGACCGCAGGTGGTTTTACACTCACCGTAGGGACTGGGGTTGGAACGTCTGTGGTCATTCCTTCTGGTCAACAGGTAACTTTGGCTTGCGACGGAACTAACTTCTTTAACGCCAACACCTCTCAAGCTGGCTCCATTACCACTTTGAGCCTAGCTGACGGCAACGTAGGGTCGCCTTCTTTGAACTTTGGTAGCGAAGCAACCACAGGCGTGTTTCGTGCTGGTGCTGGACAATTTAACACTGCAATTTTAGGAACTTTGCGCTCGACGCTATCTGCTACTGGTCTAGCGATTGTTGGTACGGGTAACTTTACTGGTGGCGTAGCTGGGGGCACGTTTTGACTAAAAAGGTCTTTGCTCTTGACACCAAGGCTGGGATCCAGCGCGATGGAACAGTCTTTGATGCGGAATGTTACGCTGACGGTCTTTGGGTAAGGTTCCAACGCGGTCGCCCACGCAAGATGGGTGGTTACAGACAGATCACCGCTGGGATTTCAGGCCCTTCCCGCGGCATCTACGTCAACCCACAGCAGAGCTTTAATAACGTATTTAACGGGCACTCCAAGGGTTTGCAGGTTGTTCCGATTGACAACAATGGTGTAGGTTCTGGCATCACGGACATGACCCTCAGCAACTTCACGGCATCTGACAATAATCTGTGGCAGTTTGATACGTTTTATGACGTGAGTGGGTCTGGGGATAATTTGCTTCTGGCGCACCCCGGTCAATCCCTCGCCCTCATTGACAACAACGTGGACACTCCCGTTTTAGGTGGCAACATCACTGGCACAAGCTTTTCTGCTATTGGCGTGTTTACTCAGTCCGTGTTTTTGAACAGCACCACGACCATGTACTTGTCAACACCTAACCTTCAGATTGGTGCTGGTCAATCCATCTCTGGAACAGGTATTCCTTCTGCTACCACGGTTGTCTCTTCTGCACTTGCTGTAACTATTTTGAACGCTGTCGCCGTGACTGGTGTTGCTGGTCAGTGTTCCTGTACATCTACATCAGGACTCTACGTTGGTCAAACCGTAGCTGTTTCTGGTACTAACACTGGTACAGCAACAGGCATTACCTCTGGTGTAACCTTCTTTATCATTGCCACCAACTTTGCAACGACGTTTACCTTGTCTGCGTCCTCGGGAGGCCCTGCGCTCGTCACGACTGCTGGAACAACAACTGGCTTGGTGTTTACCTTAAGTCAGATACAGAACGTGGTAATTTCTGCCGCCGCAACAACGTCTGGCGCTTCAACAATCACCTTTGACAACAATGTGTCCGTCTCTGGTGGTGTTGTCTCTCTTCACCC